GCCTAGAAAAAGCCTACGGCGGGAACATGACTGCCCTGCAAAAACTGTTTCCCGAATATCGCGACATGATTAAAGCGGGAGCAACTTTTGAGGAAGTTATGGCTGAGGTGGCTAAAACCACTGGCGGTGCAGCTAGTGACGCAGCGAACACCGCCCAAGGAAGATTCGAACGCTTAGGCATTGCTTTAGGGGAAACAAAAGAATCTATCGGCGCTGCACTTTTGCCAGCAGTAGAGGCAGTATTGCCGTATTTGCAAACTTTTGGGCAATGGGCACAAGACAACCCGAACACGTTTCTGGCCATTGCTGGTGCTGTTGCCGCTATTGCTGGGGCCATTGTTGCTGTCAACATTGCTATGGCGCTCAACCCGTTTGCTTTAATTGCTGGCGCAGTTGTCGGCCTTGGCGCTTTGCTTGTCATTGCATACAAAAAGTTTGAGCCGTTCCGCACGATTGTGGATGACATTTTTGGGCGGATAAAATGGTGGATAAATAATGTGACTATTCCCGCAGTGGAAACATTGCTTACTGTGTTTAAGTCAGTTTTTAATGGTATTGCAAGCGCGTGGAACAACACCGTTGGCAAAGTTAAGTTCACTGTTCCGGGCTGGGTTCCCGGTATTGGCGGTAAAGGCTTTGACATGCCAGACATCCCAATGTTGGCTAATGGCGGCATCGTGACAGGGCCTACCTTGGCGATGATTGGCGAGGCTGGGCCTGAGGCGGTTATTCCGCTTGATCGTATGGGCGGTATGGGCACCAATGTCACTATCAACGTGAACGGTGGCGACCCACAAAGCGTCGTTAATGCGTTACGCACATACATGCGGCAAAACGGTTCCGTACCCATTCGAGTAAGCAACATTTTCTAGCCATGGGTTTGCAGTCCTACACGGTGTCATTCACGACCAATAACGGCGTGTCGTGGACGGCTTTAACCAATGTGCAAAACATCCAGTTTTCGATCGGCAGGCAAGCACAACTAGATCAGATTAAGTCTAGTTACGGCTCGTTTGAGATGCGCTACCCGACTGGCTACGCCTCGCCAGTCACGGCGCTTGTGTCTGGCACCGTTGTCAGAATCCAAAACACTACGAGTACCGCGTATACCGTGTGGCTCGGCAAGATTGACAATGTGACAGTGCAGTACGGCATCCCGTATGCGGGGGGTGTCGGCCCACAGGATTATGTGAACGTCACAATAGAAGGCGCTTTTGCAGCATTAGGGCGTATGCAGGGCAATGGCTACTCAATGGCTGCAGGCACTATTGCGTCACAAATGACCGCTGCAAGCACCCAAACGGGTTTATCTTTAACTTTTGACGGCACAGCAGCGCAAACCCTTGCAGCGACAACCATTAACAGCACTTGGGGCGACTGGGTTAACCGTGTCTGCCAGTCCACAAATAGCCGTATTTGGGACAGTTTCGATTATCTGTCTACTGCAGTTATTTCGCCGTTTTCATCTAATGTAAGTACCGTTAATTTTTCGGACACGGCTAATAACGCCACTAATCAGGTCTACAACAAAATCAACTTCGACAGTCTGGCAGATAATTTTTATACCCAAGTCACAGTGACCCCTGAAAGTTTCGGGTCTGCCACAGTCACCAAAGTGGGCGCTACTGTCCCGTATCGCACCTACCAAACAAACACACTTAACGCAAGCACTGCACAAGCCTCGGACTATGCCAGTTACCTTTTAAGCAACTACGACACACCACGTTTTGCTATCAGTAGTTTTAGCTGCATGGCTGAGGCGCAAGCCTCGTTTCAGTTAGACAAAATTGGCGCTGTTAATACTTTGGCTTATTCGCCCGGTACACAAGTTGCAGTTACTTTTCGTGGCGTTACCTACCAGTGCATTATCGAAGGTGTCAATGTGTCCGCTACCCCTGCTGGGGCTATGTTTACTTACTACGTTTCTGGTGCCGATCTAAACGCGTATCTGATTTTGGATAACGCTACTTTCGGCAGGCTCGATTTTAACAAGTTAGGATATTAGAGATGAGTTTTCCGTCTTTTAGTGCTGGTGAGGTTTTAACCGCAGCCGATATGAATGCGGTAGGCCTGTGGTTGGTTAAGACGCAGACCATCGGCACAGCCGTTTCTACCGTTGTCGTTTCAGACGCATTTTCGGCTAACTACGAACGGTATTTAATAACTGTAGATCGTTGCCAAGGCTCAACTACTGCAGACTTGCGCTTGCAATTAGGGGCAACAACTACTGGCTATAACGGTTTTATTATGTACGGAATCACAAGCGGCACATCACTATTTGGAATCAACCAAAGCGCCGCCGCTAATTTTGGCTATGTGGGGTCTTTAGCGTCAGGTGGAAAAACAAGCTCACACATAACATTAGTGTCGCCTTTTACAGCCGACAGAACCTATTTATCTTGCCCCTACATTGGTGCTACTTCGGCTAATGCTTTCGGCAATTACCAAGCAATGCTAGACAACACTACGTCATACACCGCTTTCACACTTATTCCCGGCTCTGGAACACTGACAGGTGGAACTATTCGTGTTTATGGATACAGGAACTAACAATGAGCAAACCACTAATCCAAATAGATGACGAAGTACGAGAGATGACAGACGAGGAGTACGCACAGTATGAAGCGGTTATTGCTGATGTTCAGCCTTTGCCTAGCGGTGACTAGCTGCGCTGATCGTGTGCGCGAGAACTGTGACACCACCAAAGCAGACGGACTACTAGAAAGACGATGCCAATGAAACCTGAAAACCGCCTCACCAACGAAGAAATAAAAGCCCGCCTAATCCTCATCGTAGGCATCGCACTCTCGTTCTCATTCGTGGCAGCCATAGTGTCTCTGATCTACGGCCTGCTGTTCGTGGTGCAACCAGTCGAGCAAGCCCCCAACGACGCCGAAGCGTGGGCAGTGCTTAGCCCAATGTTGATGACTCTCGCCGGTGGTCTCATCGGCTTACTCGCAGGCAACGGCCTTAAAGACAAGCCGAAAGACCCGCCAAGTGCCCCGTAAATACACGTCCAACACTGACGGCAACCACGGTAAAGCCCGAGAAGGCACACTCGAACTACTACGCCTAGCATCCAAACGCTGGGGATTTACCAACCTTGGCACATGGGCAAACCGCCCCATGAGAGGCAGTACACAACTCTCTGTGCACGCCACAGGACGAGCCGTCGATCTCGGATATCAAAACCGAGACAACGCCCTCATACTCTGGAACTTCCTACTCAACAACAGCGCCCAACTAGGCATCGAAGAAATACACGACTACGCCTACCGCTGGCCGAATCAAGACCCTAAAGACAAGACCGCTTGGGGCGCTGGCTACCGATGCTCACGAGGTGAGGGTTTGGCTGGGGTAAAGATATTTACCGCATCCGAGAATGCTGGAACGCCCAACGGTAAATGGTTGCACGTGGAATTATCCCCCGCCATGGCAGACGACGCAAAAGCCTTTCGAGCAGCTTGGATTGACGCCCTCACCCGTGCAGGTATAAAGTAATCGCCAATGCCTACGGGCATGGAGACATGACGCCCCAGTACTGCCTTTCCTATCGGCGGTGCTGGGGTTGTGTCATCTAATGACTTGACACGCCCGAACCGCTTGCTAAGGTGACATATAGGCCACCCGACACGGCCTAGATAGGAACCCTAATTATGAGCACCCAACCGTCACTATTTGACGTACCCGCAGCCATTGAGGCTAGAGACCGAGCCATAGAGCAGGTAGAGGCAAATGCACAGCCCGCATGGAAATTGCACTGTGAAGCCGCTATCCGTTGGCTAGCCAAAACACGCCCAGAGTTCACCACCGATGACGTGTGGGAACTTATGCACCAACGCCTCAACCCGATGCCTCATGAGCCTCGCGCGGTTGGTGCGATGATGACCAACGCCGCCAAGGCTGGCTGGATTGCGCCCACTGATCGTTACACCCCGTCGGCCCGTCCCGAGTGCCACCGCCGACCCGTCAAGATTTGGAAGTCTTTACTATGAAACGCCTAGCCCTAGCCATAGCCCTCACAGTTGCCCCTATAGCCGTTGTAAGCCCCGTAGAGGCGTCTAAGCCTTGGTTGTGCCCTAAGTACACCGAGCAGATAAAGCAGACGTTTAAGCGTAAAGATTGGCGCACCATGGATGCGATTATGTGGCGCGAGTCGAAGTGTGAGACACGGGCGGTTGGCTGGAATTACCGCACCGGGACGAGCCACGCAGACTGCCGTGACTCTGGCAGATTCCACCAACGCAAACGCTGCAAGGCCGTCCGATCATGGGACGTGGGATTATTCCAAGTGAACTCATCTTGGTACACGCTTACGGCACAGTTGTGTGGTAAAAATACGCGTAGCACAGTTCTCATGCAGGCATCATGCAACTTCCGAGTAGCAAAATACCTTTACGAGAATGGCGGCCTAGCCCACTGGCGAGGCAACAGCAACTAAAACACAGATAGGAACCCGACAAAATGACAGACGCACAAATAATCCAACGCCTAAAAAACATGGCTACGGACGCTCACCTAAGCGGTGACGACCTTAAAGGCAAAGTGCTAGGCGAAGCAGCTGCACGCCTCACCGAGTTAAGCATTATTCACCACACATGGCACCCAAGCATTGAGCAGGTGAACCGTGGGCTTTAACCTTGACGATTACGAGCCAGTAGCCGCCCGTTTAGATCGTTGGCTAGAAAACCGCATCGGTGGCTTTATGTCATCTAGCAACGACTACCCGCGTGTGCTTACACGCATGATTAGCGAACCTGGTGCCGATATCTGCGTAATGCGTGCAGAACTGTGGCTAGGCGAGATGCTTATCTCTACTGGCTACGCCGAAGAGGTACGCGGGTCAGGCAACGTGAACCGCACTAGCCATGTCGAGAACTGTGAAACCAGTGCCATAGGTCGAGCCTTGGCTAACTGTGGCATGGCTGGCAGTGACATGACGAAGCGCCCTAGCCGTGAAGAAATGGCGAAAGTGCAGCGCACGAGCAACGGGCCCGCAGTTGAGCGAGGCAACGATTCCCGTATGCCTAGCGTGACCGTCACACAACCCGCAGGATTAGCGTCCGAAAAGCAAGTGTATTTCGCTGCGTCGTTCTATAAAAAAGCCGACAGGGAAGTACCCAAGCAATGGCTGGCAACACTTAACAAAGGCGAGATAAGCGCACTGATTGACGATCTAAAAGCAGGCAACTTCCCAGAACCCGACAACGCAGATGAGCCGTTCTAGTGAAAGTTCCTCACCACACCGAGAACTGCCGTAAAGGCTGGGGATGCCACCCCAACTGCCCCGTACTACTACTTACGAAGCAATACGAAGCACTATTACAAGCCCAACCGAAAGAACCCGACAATGAGCAACTATGACCCCGTAATCCACGACCTAGAACGCGCCCTAGACAAGCTGCGCCAAGACCGTGACGACTGGAAAGAATTAGCCGAAAAGGCCATTGCCCAAATTGAAGAATGGCGTGCCCTGTGCGACATCTACCAAGACCGATACAACCAGATTGTGCGAGGTAACTAATGCTGATTATCCTTTGGGGCGTACTTGTAGTACCTGCCTTCACCCTTTTTGCATATTGGGCTTTTCGTTGGGCCGATGAAGATTTAGAAGTCATTACCAACAACGACAAATTAGGCCTTTATGCCATATCAGGCTTGCTCGCGCTGGGTTGGCCATTGGTGGCGGCGTTCGCTATTGGCAACATTGTGAACCGTTACATAAATGGCGACCTATGAACGAGCAAGGCTTTCAAGCCCAAGTAATACAACTGGCCCGCATGAATGGCTGGCGAGTGTTTCACCCAATGAAAATGCAGGCCAGAGACGGGTCATGGCGCACAGCACTATCCGGGGACAAAGGCTGGCCCGATTTATGCCTAGCGCATCGTGAACGTGGGTTTATCGTTTGCGAACTTAAAGCAGATAGGGGTGTCCTGTCGCAAGACCAAAAAGAATGGCTGTTTAACCTTGCACCGTGGGCCGAGTGCTATGTGTGGAAACCCAGCGATCTAAACAACATCGCTCGAAGGCTCGGTTCTAAAGGCGTACGCAATGTAGGCAGCGCCACATAAAAGTACATTCGTCCCTCACCGTGAAAAAACTTCACCTAACTACAATTCATCACATATGGGAATCGAGTACAGCCCAAAGGCAAAACGAAAAGAACGCTTTAAAAGCAAACGTGCGAACCGTATGCCACAAGCTGGGCCTGTAACCATACGCAAAGCAGACGGCACGACAACAGTGCAAGAAGCCTTAACAGGGTCAGTAGATCAAGTCAAGAAGCGTAAATAGAACTACACAATTGAGAGAAGCAAGACCGCGTACGGGTTTGGACTGTGCCGGGTAACACTAGGGAACTAGGGTAGACGCCCCTGTAATGGGGGTGACCAGAGTACGAACTTCTAAAACGCGAATGGTGTCCGTCCATAGGTGTTAAACATCCGGCAGCCAGTGCTACTAGCACGAAGTGTGGGGGGCAAGCACCGAGCAGACTTGCTCACGTACTCCGATGCGCAAACCCCTTGGGGGGTGAAGCGCAACAGGGGGGAACTAACTACACTCCATACAAAGGAGAACAACCCGACATGCCCAAGAGAACATCAGACCCCGCCTACAGAGCAGCACGCCAACAACTCTTAGCAGGCAACCCTGCATGCCACTGGTGCGGAGGCACAGCCACCGAAGCAGATCACCTCATCGAATGGGACAGAAACCCAGACGGCAACACAGACCTCAACAACATGGTCCCCTCATGCAAACCATGCAACGCAAGACGAGGCCAACAATACAAAGCCAAACGAGACGCACTCATCAAACAACGCCGCGAACACGCCACCAACACTAATGATACCAACAAGTCGTTTTTTGCTACTAACACGTTGCCA